ATATAAGTTCCTTCTCCTGTTCAATAAGTCTGGTATATGTTCTAGTATTAATAACTTTAGGTTGGAGTATAAACCAATCCCTAAGTGTGCATATGGAATCATATGCGTTGTATTTATATAGAAGATCCTTTGGGATGTTACCGTATCGTCCACGTTTACCACGGGTATACGGTTTAATCTCAGCGGCGTAATCTCCAACCCCAAGTAATTCTCCGGACAATCCCTTAAGATCATGGTATCCAGGTCGTTCATCAAGCACGTATGATGCGAGCATAGTATCATGTGTGAATTCTGGAGAGTCAAGGATTCCAAGACGCATGAGGACTTGCACATCGAATTTGGCATTATGATATACGGTCTCGCATCTCGTTAATACCTGCCTTAAAAGGTATCTAACTTCGGGGTCATCTAGATATTCTCCACCTATAACTAGCACGTTTTTCTTGTTATAAGCAAGGGCAATAGATAGCCAAGCATCAGGATGAGTAAAAGACTTCTCTTTATCAGAGTCAGTCTCAATATCTACAGCTATAGGACCTTGTCCCATATCAGAATCAAGTATGCTCAGATGATGCTTAAGGTCGTCTATGTCTGACCAATATTCGCCTACACCATTGCCAGGCTGTACCCAATCAGCATAATGTTTACGATAAAGCTTAAGCAAATAGTCGTCATCAGATGTAAATATTAGGTTCGTCCCATTCAATAATGGGAGCGTTTATCTTCCTGATGTCTCTAACCAGAGAAGGAAAGTAATCTGCGCTACGGAGGCAAGCAGCAGGATGATAGGTAGATACCACCTTAATGTTTCCCAGATGCTCACGTTCAGGTAGTAGTACCATTTTAGCGGGCCCTTTACGCGCCTCACTAATCTTGTCTGCACCACCCATGAAAGCATTATGTGCAGTTTTTCCAAGTAATAAGACTTTGGTAACGTTCTCATCTATTGATCCTACTACTCTAGGTTTGCATGCCTTGATTACATCAGTAGTAGGCTTAACAGGCTGCATTCCAGGATGGAAATTAGGATGACAAGCAACGACATTATCTAGGGTTGCATTACTTAGATCTAACCCTTGTTGCTTAGCTACTGCTTTAAGCAGCTTGCCAGACGTCCCTACGAAAGGCTCACCCTGCTCTATCTCTGCTTGTCCTGGGGCTTCGCCTAATATCAGTAGCTCACCGGTTCCATTAGTTATCGGTGGAACATAGGTAAACCTACGTTCATCTTGCCACGGACAAACTTCGCAATTAGCTAGTGAATGTTTCTTCATCTAGAACCTTAAACATATAGAGGATAAATTGTCCGTCGACTGACTTCTGCGTACGTATATACAATTTAAGATCGTGTCTAGAAGCGTATTTAATGGCAGACTTTCTAAATGAATTGTACTTACCTTTAGTAGGAACCTTCATACTATAGGCAGTATCCATGACACAATTACTAAAGTCGTAGTAACTTAGCTTGCTATTATTTGGGTGTCTATTCAGGAATGCGGACATAGCTTTGGTTAGTTAAGATCTTCCATATAGTATTACGTCCTACTTGATATTCAATCATCAGAGACTTATATGTGTGACGTTCAGGGTTGCCCATCTTAATGTGTTTAGTGGAGTGCCACTTTTCACGTATCTCATCGGCTTGTATTTGAGTTAAGCGATAACGATAGTTCCACGAATGTCGCTTAGTCATACTGGCTTCACCACTCTAGCCGCACCCTTATTTTCCACACGTATAAGACCACGTTGCTCTAAGGTGCTGAGAATAATATCAGCATCCTTAGCCATTAATCCGTGACGTTGCATCAATGTACTTCTAGGCGTTCCATCCACGCTAGTCTGTACTGACTCAAGTACTCGCCTAAGTTGCCGTTCAACAGTAGACATACCAGTATTATTAACAATCTGCATAGCAGAGGATTTAAATATCTCAACGTAAGACAATGCCTTGATAATATGTACTTCCTCTACAGTCACAGGTCCGTCACCATCCAATTGTTCTGATCCTGCTATAAGGCAGGCAATCTTCAGACCAGAGATAGTAAGTCGTGTCATCATAGGTGTTAGCAAATCATCTACACCAGAATGATAACCTATCAACTGCATAATCTCTTCAGCAGCATTGTAACGTTTCCATGCTTTGTCAGTAAGTTTGATGTCCCTGTACTGATTAATTAGCATTGACTGATTGAACGTCGAGCCATTGTAAGCAGCATGTATATCACGCACTCTGTCTACAATAGCTATCCTAGACTCAGCACTTTCCTGAGTAGGTGGACCTAATGGCTTGATTTTATTAAAGTCAGCATCAGCTATAATAAAGACAAACCTAGGAAAGAAACCACTAGAAATGTGAGAGGGTTGAATAAGATTATAAAGTTTCTCCTTAGCGCCACCAGTATACATTATGAATACTGGATCGTTAACTTCTATGGTTTCTTTCTTGAGTTGCCTACGGTAAGGTTTGTTATCGTATAACTTAGTAAGCATCTCTTGCATACCTGAGTAGTAACTACCTTTGCTACTCATTACCTCAAGTAAACCAGAGAATTCGTCCCTAAGCATGATTGAAGGTACGCCAGCCCGTAAGGACATAGCTTGCATAATACCTTCAATAGAGCCATCAGTAGCCATGAGTGCGTTAGGTGTTATCTCTGTGATAACATCCATCGCCATATCCATGGTTGTTGACTTACGAGTTAGCGTAGTGTCAGATACAAGCATTACCCACATATTAGGAATGATTGAACCAAAGCTAGTAGCTAGCTTTAGTCTGGCAGACATAATTGCTGACAAAATTACAAGTGCTCCGCCAATGTGATATTGAGACGGAGCATCGCTAGCTTTAGTTCCCCATGCCGCATACTGATCTATAAATGTTCCGTAGTCATGGGCTATGTCACGCTCATTATCATCAAGGATATCTCTGTCTGACGTGACAATCTTTTTATTGTCTACACTTGCTCCATATCCTTTTTTATGGAAGTGTTCTTCAGCCCTAAGTACTTCCTTCCAAAGTACCCCGTCACCTAAACCATCACGTTCAAATTTATTGCAAGCTGATGATTTAGCCACGATAAATACTTGCTCAGGAGTAGCGCCAACCTCAAACAGACAAAGTTCAAGATCCCACATATTAGAAGACCAGTTTTGATCTGGCCTTTCCTTATACAAGCGCCATACTCTAGGGTGCATCGAATTATCAAATGCTTGGAGTACCTGTTCAGCAGTTTCGTTAGGAAGTACAGCGGGTAACTGCCTAGCGGGTTTGCCTTTTTTATCTATCTGCTTTAATTCTGGATAGGCATTGAAATCTTTGAGTGTGTAGAGATTATCTCTTTTAAAGCTTACTAACTTTACTTGTTGTGGTGTATCATATTTGAAGTTGTATGTTAGTGGCACCCTAAGCATCTGGGTGAGGTCCCAGCCTGTTACATCGCAACCATCTTCTCGATGATGGTAAGCTATACGTCTATTAGTATCCTCTACGTCAATAGGTGAGCCCATATTGCGTAGTTTCCAGAATGCTTGATGTCTGCCGGGTGACGTCTGAATTATCAAGGATGGTTCTACCAGTAGTAAGTCTGGTGAACATTCGTCTAGGTCAGCCCATAAACAGTAGCTATAAGGTACGTTTGATTTAATTCTGTTGCGTTTATTAAGCGGCGTAGGGCAAAAATATATATTGCTTGTGTTCTTATTGGACTCAATAAGTCTAGATATTTCATCTAGCTCGTACGGAAAGCTGAATGATCTATCTACCCATTCATTAGTACTGCCTTCCTTTAATCCTATCGAAACGTAACAAGGTTCTGATCCAATTAACCATTGGATCAATCCTAACCTTGTGTCCAATTTAAATTACCCCTGTTCCCTACAATTAGCTGAGTTGCACATATTTCTAGTGTGAAAAAGGGACACTGCCTATTACCTAATCTAGATAACAGACAGTGTCCCTAAACAGCTAATCCCCTAGCAATTAGATTAGCTATTCATCTCTTAACCAGGAAGGTCGCTTCCACCACTAGCCTTAGCAGCGGCCTCATCATACGCCTTAACCTGAGCAACATTATTCTGAGGGTTGGGGTATTGCTCAGTACCGGGGCGCACGGTTATACGCACCATGACTCGACCACCCATCAAACCCTCACGCATAGCATCATATGAGATGCCGCTAAGCTGCTCGTCAGTAAACTGACCTGAAGCCTTGAGTAATCCCTTAAGAAAACCAAGGTTCTGCTTAGCGTGCCAGTAAGTATTCCACGCCTTACGGTTCTGATTGACGTGGCCTTCCTCTACAGTAAACTCTACCTGAGTGCCCTTAGTACCGGCAGGAAGCTTACCGTCGAGCTTAGTAATAACCTTTTCCGACCAGCCGGTAATAACCATCGGATACCAGCCTGGCTTAAGAATGTCAAAGCCAGTACTTTCCTCAACGTCAGTGAAGTCAAGAAAGCCCATATCATCATCGACAGTGTCGGCGATGTTGGGAAGATCCATCTCTGGTACATCAGTGTTCTTAGCCATGCTAACTTTCATCCTTTATTTTTAAGCCGCTATAGTAATCGTATACGTCTTGCATAGTCGGATTACGCAGAGTTAAGGGGAGCGTATTACTACGATCCTTAGCCATGATGGTTAGATTTCCTTGCTGGAATCTATTGCACATTAGTACCCTATGTGTAACACCATCCTCTTCTTTAGTGAAGTAATACAGAACTAGATCTACAGCACCAGGTAATTCAAGTGATAGTCGCTTAGTATTAAGTGCTGGCACGAGCATTGGCCTAGTAGGTCTAGTTGTATCTGTTTGCTCAAGTGCAGTAAAGA